TGTAGGATTAGAAGGTGGAGAACTTAAAAAATTCATTTCTGATTATATGGCGGCATGGGAAGCAGATAAAGGAGATACAGCTCCTGGCAAGACTTTCAAATAGAGATAAAGAACACAAAAAATTCAACATGGCACAACTATTAATAGAAGTAACACCATTTAAATCATTACTAAGGGAATCTAAAGAGAGACCAGGAGTATATGAAGTAGAAGGCGTTATGCAAAGAGCAGTAGCTAAAAATCAAAATGGTCGTACATACAGTAAGGAGTTGTTAGAAAGAGAATCAGCAAAATACGTAGAAGAGTTCGTAAAGAACGGCAACGCATTCGGAGAACTGGATCATCCTGAATCTCCTATTGTATCCCTAAAGAACGCCTCTCATATAGTAAAAGAGTTATGGTGGAAAGGAAACGACCTTATGGGACGCGTAGAACTTCTTAACACACCAGCAGGTAATATCGTTAAAGAGATTATTAAAGCAGGGCATACTATAGGTATATCATCTAGAGGTACAGGATCTGTTAATCAGACTAACGAAGGAACTTTAGAAGTCCAAGCAGATTTTGAATTAGTATGTTGGGACTTTGTTTCTAATCCTTCTACTCATGGAGCATATATGAACCCTATCACATTACAAGAAGGTAAGCAAAAAGTAAATAAATACAGCGGGTTAGATTCTATCATAAACGATATACTAAGAGCATAATGAAATTACAGAATATAATCTTTGAAGAAAAGGATAATACCATTGAACCGGGAATGGAAGCAATGGCTTCTAAATTAGCACAAGCAGTAGAGAAAGAACTAGAGGATAATAAAGAAGAACTAGAAGGAAAAGAAGGAGAGATTAATGAAGCAGCTATAATAAGTATAATAGGCTATATATTAGTTTCAAATACGATAGCTAACATGCTAGCTAAGATGTTTAAATGGCTTGCTAAGAAGTATAACAAACCAGGAATGATGAATAATGCTGAATGGTGGTATAACTTCACGCATAAGAATGAAGATGCATTTATGGCACCTATCAAACGTATAGTTGGAATATTTACAAAAGATGAAGCTAAGAAAAAAGGTATTACTAAAATACTATATGCTATTATAATATTTGGAATGGCAGGCTCTGCAGGAGGAGAAGCAATACAAATGTTAAGAAAGACTAAATGGGCTACAGCAGCGGCATACAGCGCTAAAGCATTAATTAAAGGAACAGAAGTTAGCACCCTTATAAAAGGAGCTGTAGAAGACTTAATTTCGTAAGATAATTCCTCGGACGCTACCGACGGGCAGGAAAGTTAACCATCTTTATAGGTGGTTTTCTTGTTTTTGGTAAATAGTATATATTTATATACGAATATGCAGTCACTTATACTGTATTATATTTTGTAAAAACTTTCCTATTACGATTACAATAATCGTAGAAACCAAACAAATTTATTAAAAATGGCAAACAAAGATTTATTCAAGCAAGCTATTGCTGAAGCAAAATCTATCAGAGAAGCCGCTATTGCTAATGCAAAAGAAGCTTTAGAAGAATCGTTAACTCCTCATTTAAAGGATATGTTAGCTGCTAAACTTCAAGAAATGGATGATTCATCTATGGAAGAAGAAGTAGCTATTGACGAAACTGAAGAAGTAACCGAAGTAGAAGCATACGAAGGCGAATCTAAAGATGGAGAACACGCAATGGAAGAAGTAGAGGATGATTCAGAAGAATCTGAAGACGAAACTGACGACGCTGGTGAAGAGGCTGAAGAAGCTGGAGAAGACGAAGAAGAAGTAGAGGTAAAGGACATGGAAGTGGACGACCTTAAAGATCTTATTCGTGACATTATATCTCAAGAGATGGGATCTGATGATGAAATTGACAATTCCGATATGGATGCAGGAGCAGAAATGGAACCAGAAATGGACCTTGGAGCAGATGTTGAAGGAGACGAAGAAATTGATTTAGACGAATTGTTAGCAGAACTGGAAGCAGCTTCTGAAGGACAAGAAGTAGAAGAAGAAGTTGTTGCTGAAGAAGAGGTTAAAGAAGAAGATAATTCTGAATTAAACGAAGCTTTAGAGACTATTACTACTCTACAATCACAATTACAAGAAGTTAACCTTCTTAACGCTAAACTAATGTACGTTAACAAAGTATTTAAAGTTAACAACCTAAGCGAAGCACAAAAAGTTAATATTATCGCTGCTTTCGATAAAGCAGAAACGGTAAAAGAGGTTAAATTGGTATTCGAAACTGTTTCTGAAAACGTAATAGCTAAACCAACAGCTATTAAGGAATCAAAATTAGGTATGGCGAGTAAAGCTACTGGTACAACTGCAAAGAAACCAGAAGTAATATCAGAAGTATCTGACGCGGTTAAAAGAATGCAAAAATTAGCTGGAATCATTTAATTAAAAAATTTAAAAAAAAACAAAAACAATCATGGAAATTAATTCTCTATTAGAAAGTGCAAATGGATATAAAAGCTTACAAGCTGATTCATCTAGACTTGCAACAAAATGGGCTGCTTCTGGATTGCTTGAAGGATTAAACGCAAAAGATTCGACTAACATGTCGATGATGCTAGAAAATCAAGCAAAACAAATTGTAGCTGAACAATCAAGCACAAGTGCTGGATCTGCTTTTGCAGGTGGTGCTGGTGAACAATGGGCTGGAGTAGCTTTACCTTTAGTACGTAAAGTATTCGCTCAAATCAGTGCAAAAGACTTTGTATCTGTACAACCAATGAACTTGCCTTCTGGGCTAGTATTTTTCTTAGACTTCAAATACGGAACTACTGCAAACGGTAGAGCTACATCTGATAGTCTTTATGGAAAATCTGGAAACGGATTTGCAGGAAACTTAGCTGAAGACGGACTTTACGGAGCTGGTCAATTCGGTTACTCAATCAAACCAGTATCTACAGCATCAACTCATGCAGTTGCATCACATGTTGCCGCTACTGCTGCTGACGTAAACTTTTCTGGAAAAGAAGCTGGAAAAGATTTAATCGTAATGGATATACCTGCATCTGCTGATAAGCAAGGTGTAAGAGCTTTCCAAACATCTTTAGCTGGTTTATTACCAGAATTTACAAAGATCGATGCGAATGGTAAATTAAATATGATCGTAGACACAACTGCTGCTACTGAAAATACTTTAACTTATCACGTACAGCCTGCTGCTAACTCAAGAGGTGACTTTGAAGACTCTACTGCACCAGGTGCTGGAGAAGTATCTTCATTAGCTATCCCAGAGATTAACGTAGACATGAAATCTGAATCAGTTGTTGCTAAGACTAGAAAGTTAAAAGCACAATGGACACCAGAATTCTCTCAAGATTTAAACGCTTATCATTCAATTGATGCAGAAGCGGAACTTACTTCTTTATTGAGTGAGTATATTTCAATGGAAATTGATTTAGAGATCTTAGATATGTTAATCACAGGAGCAGATACTAAAGAGTACTGGTCAGCTGAAAACAACAAAACTTGGAATGGTAGTGCATTTGTAACTGACACTTCAGATTTTTACAATACTCAAGGACAATGGTTCCAAACATTAGGAACTAAAATCCAAAAAGTATCTAACAAGATTCACCAAAGAACATTAAGAGGTGGTGCAAACTTCCTAGTATGTTCTCCAACTGTAGCAACAATCTTAGAATCTATTCCAGGATTTGCTGCTAATACAGATGGTGATTCTGCTGAATTTGCTTTCGGAGTACAGAAAGTAGGTCAATTAAATGGTAGATTTAAGGTATACAAAAACCCTTATATGACTGAAAACGTAATCTTAACAGGATTTAGAGGTGGACAGTTCTTAGAAGCGGGTGCTGTATATGCTCCTTATATTCCATTAATCATGACTCCTCTAGTATACGATCCAGTATCTTTCACACCAAGAAAAGGTATTATGACTCGTTACGCGAAGAAAATGATCAGACCAGAATTTTACGGAAAAATTTATGTTAGCGATTTAGCTACTATATAATCTTTCATAGATTCTTACTATATTAAGAGAGGCCTTCGGGCCTCTTTTTTTTTATGCTTATTTTAACAAATGCTATTTATAGGTATAAACCAAAAAGTTATTAGCATGGGATCAAACCATCATACAGATGAAGTATTCGTTCAAAAGAGAAGACCTAAAAGACCTATTAAGTTTCAAGTACAACTAAACGAGGAACAGAAAATAGCAAAATCATTAATATTAGAGTCACCCGTGACTGTTCTGAAAGGAATGGCAGGATCAGGAAAGACATTAGTAGCTACACAAGTAGCATTGGATTTACTATTTACAGGACAGGTTAAAAAGATTATTATAACAAGACCAACTGTGTCTAAAGAAGATATAGGATTCTTACCAGGAGATATAAGGGAAAAGATGGATCCTTGGTTAGCACCAATCTATCATAACTTATACATGCTGTATAGTAAAGAGAAGGTTGATAAAGAATTAGAAAAAGAAACTATTGAAATAGTACCTTTTGCATTTATGAGAGGAAGAACATTTGTTGACTCATTTATTATAGTAGATGAAGCACAAAACGTTACACATAGTCAAATGGAAACTGTAATTGGTAGGTTAGGTAAAGGATCTAAAATGGTTATATGTGGAGATATGGCACAAATAGATCTTAAAGATAAGAGAGAAACAGGATTTTCTTTCCTATCTAGAATAGAAGAGGAGGTGAAAGGCTTTGCTACACACGCACTTTTATCTAATCACAGACACACAATTGTTGCACCTATCTTAGAAGTATATAAAACCTTCAGGGATTAGTCACTATTTATATATAAACTACTACTATGGCTATTAAATCTATATGGGACGGTAGTTCTACATTTAGTGCAGGACAGACACCTTTCGGTTTTTATGATACAGACGCAGCTTTTACAGCAGATGCTGATAAAGTAGCGAGATTTTGTGCTCAAAGACTTGGGTTTCCATTAATGGATGTGGAATTACAATCAGGATCTTTTTATGCATGCTTCGAAGAAGCAGTTACTGTGTACGGAAACGAAGTTTTTCAGTATAAAATTAGAGAAAACTATTTATCTTTTGAAGGAGCTCCAACAGGAAGTACAGCAAACAACCAACTTGTTGAACCGAACATTAATCGTTTTGTTCAAATAGCAAAAAACTACGGTACAGAAGCTGGAGTAGGAGGGAATGTAACAAAACATTCAGGTTCAATAGAACTTACTTCATCTATTCAGAATTATGACCTTGATCAATGGGCGACAGATAACTCTATTGCAGGAGGTATAGAGATAAGAAAAGTATTTTACGAATCAGCACCAGCTATAACTAGATTTTTTGATCCTTATGCTGGAACCGGAACAGGTGCACAAGGTCTAATGGAGTCATTTGGATTTGGAAAGCATAGCCCGGGAATTAGCTTTATGTTAATGCCTGCTTCTTACGATGTAATGAAAATGCAAGCAATAGAATTTAACGATCAAATAAGAAAATCAGCATTTTCTTTTGAATTAATCAATAATCAACTTAAAGTATTCCCGGTCCCACGAAGAGCAGGTAAGTTATTCTTTGAGTACATGAAATTATCTGATAAATCTCAACTTAACTTTGATAATTCAACTGGTAATATAACAACAGTATCAGAAGTACCTTACTCTAACCCTCAATACTTACAGATTAACAGTGTAGGAAGACAGTGGATATTTCAATTCACTCTAGCCTTAGCAAAAGAAGTGCTAGGTTACATAAGAGGTAAGTACGGAACTATACCAGTACCGGGTTCAGAAGCAACTCTTAACCAAGCAGACTTATTAACAGATGCTAGATCAGAAAAAACAGAACTTTTAACTAATCTAAGGAGTATGTTGTTAGAAGCATCTAGAGGAGTACAAATGGAAGCACAAGCAAAAGAGTCTGATTTCCTTAGAGCAACATTGGCAACGGTACCAATGACAATACACGTAGGATAATGAAATTAATGACAATATTAGAACAGATAGTATTTAGTACCTATGAAGGTATGGTACGTATAATGTACCAAGAAGGTGAAAGCGAAGATTTAGCAGAGCTGCTACGTGCTTTACCAGGTGTTACCACTGTTACTAATGCAGGCTCAGCAGTAGAAATGACAAGTATGACGTTTAAAGTTAAACTTATATCACAAAAAGGAGGAGAAGAAGCTTTCAATTCATTTAAAGTGAATGCAAAAAAGAAATACAGTAATATAGTTAAGATAGAAATCGCAGTAGAAACAATACAGGAAAAATAATGCTATTCGGAAGTAACAGAGATTTTGATTTATTTGTTAATATTAACAGAGAATTACTAAGCGACATCATTGAGCAAGAAATATTATACTATAAGCTCAGTGTTGCGGATACTAGCGTCAATATTTACGGAGAAGCATTACAGAAAACGTATTTAGAAGCAGTTAAACTAAATTGTTTGATTACTAGAGGGGATAGAGTGTACGATGTAAATGAATTTGGACCTGATTTAGGAAGAGAAGCATCATTTGCATTCCTAAAACCAGATTTAGAAGATATTTCTACAGTACCGGAAGTAGGTGATATAGTAATGTGGCAAGAAGATTACTATGAAGTAGACGCAGTTAAAGAAAATAGCTTGTTATTAGGTAAAGATAATAAGTATAACATTGATAGAGCTGGAACTCACGGATCATCTATGTCTATTACAGTAGATTGTCACTTAACTAGAGCAGATAGAGTAGGACTTAATAGACAGAGAATGTAAAATGGCTAAAAGAAAGAAACCTATACCAAAGAAACAGGCAGAGATAATGAGAGATCAGATATCTCCGGTTCTACCTACAGGTAAACCATTAATACCGGACAGTAAGAAGAGAGAAAACCAACGTACGGTAAAAGGAGATAAAGTTAAACAGCTTACAATAGGGTTAAGAGATATAGATGAAACTATTATTTATTACTTTAATACCGTCATTAAACCATCAGTAATACAGAATGGTAACAAGACTAATGTACCTGTAATGTACGGATCACCAGAAAGATGGAAAGCAGTACAGAAAGATGGCTTCCATAGAGATAAAAATGGTAAGGTACAGGCTCCTTTAATCATGTTTAAAAGAGATTCTGTAGAAAAAAATAGAAACCTAGGTAATAAAGTAGACCCACGTAATCCTATTAGTTACGGAATATACAAAAAAGCTTTTTCTAACAAGAATATATACGATAAATTTAGTCTATTAACGAATAGGGAACCTATTAAAGAATATTACGGTGTAATTATACCTGAATATGTAACTTTAACCTATTCCTGCATAATATTTACAGACTATGTAGAGCAGATGAATAAAATAATAGAATCTATTAACTATGCATCAGATGCCTACTGGGGTGATGAAGAAAAGTTTAGTTTTAGAGCTAAAATAGATTCATATACAACATCAACAGAGTTAGCGCAAGGTAGTGAAAGAGCTGTTAAGACTAATTTTACAATAGTAATGAACGGGCACATAATACCTGACGCTATAAATGCTACTTTAGCAGGAATGAACAAATACTACTCTAAATCATCAGTTACTTTTGGATTAGAAACAGCAGGAACACTAGAAACATTACAAGCATCATCTAGAACAGAAACAAAAGACTCAGACTACAGATTCTTTGACTCAGGAACCGCAGGAGTTCAAAGTCAAGGTATGACAGCTGAACAATTAGAGTATGTTGCTACAAATAATACATTAATAGCTAATTTTGCTTCTAATAATGCAGCAATATTTAATAATGCTACTATACTGGAAGTACCGAATGGGTTTTCATCAGGTGCAGAACGATTCTCTCTATATATAAACGGACAACATGTACTACCGCTGTATTATACTGTATCTCAAACAGGTACTAATATAACAGTAGTAATTCAGACAGGTGGAACAGAGTATTCTTTAGATACGGGAGATCAAATAGTATTATCAGGTAAAATTAAAACTACAACATAAAAGATGGCATTAGTACATTGGAAACAGATTGATGGTGACTTAAGCGGCTCAAGAGTACTAACAGGTAGTCTTGTAGTATCGGGTACAATATCAGCAGATGAATTTATAGGTATAGATCCATCAGCTATATTTACAGGATCTATATCAGCATCAGTATCTCCCTCAGGTAATGTATTTACAATCAAAAGCGGCAGTAGTGATTTAGTTACTGTAGATGAAAATGGTAACGTAGTAGTAGAGGGTACATTAACAGCACAAGAGTTCTATACTGAAATAGTAAGTGCATCTGTAATATTTGAATCAGGATCAACCTTATTCGGTAACTCATTAGATGATACACACCAGATAACAGGTAGTTTACTTATATCAGGAGCTGATGGACATCAAATATCCGGTTCATTAACAGTAAGCACCACAGAATCAGGCTCAACAGCGATAGTGTCTAATAATACAACAGTAGGTTACCCAACTTCTAACGAATGGCAAGATAATTTAGATGGATCTTACTTTGATATATTTAATCACAGTACACATATATCTGAAATATTAAGATTTATGGCCGGTGTAATGAGTTCATCTTTAGATGTAGCAGCACCAACACCTAATACTAAAACTTGGGGAAGCACAACAGCTAATTATAATGTAGGAAGTACTGTTAGTAGAAGCCAAATACTAACAGGTGTCTTTAATGGAGAAGATGTAAAATTATCGAATAACTGGAGAACATCTGCTTATATAGACAGTACAAAAACAGGTTCATTTGAAACTATACAAGAGTACTTCATAAACAAAGAATTTCTTCTTAACAGCGAAACAGGTAGTGATCATGCAGGAACTAATCCTTTAAGATATAGTGAATTTAGTAGGGTCCCTGCACAGGTATTAACAGAAGGTACCTTTAATACTCTTACCGGAACATTGTCAGCTAATGCTACTGGAACTACTTTAGCCTCCTCCAATGCATCCTATTTTGGATTAGGGCTATTAACTAGTGGGCAATCAACTAATGTTAAAGTAAAAGTAGAAACAACACAATCATTTAAGGATAACTACTCTAGTACAACACCATTCCTAGGAAGCTCAGTAGCTACATTTAGTACAAGTTCATTTTCTATACTTAATAATGATCAATTCAGTACAAACAACGGTATAACTGTATCAAAAATAGAGACTACTCAACCTGCAGTAATACCTGCTGCATATCAAGATGGTGACTTTACTATGACTACAGCAGTTACAGGTAGAAAATATACAGGAGGTGCTACAGCAGCAAATAGTATATCAGCAAGCGGTTATTACAGGTTAGATAGTACGGTAATAGGTCTTCAGACAGGATCACAAGTTGGGTATACAACTCAAACACCAACAGATAGCACAACAAGCTTTTATCTATACCACGATGGACCTTCTGATATAAGAATAGGGACACAGTATATGTCAGCATCTGCAGACCTTGTAAGGAATTCAATTACTGCTACATCAAGATCATTATCTGGAGCACCTTATTTGTTAGATGTGGATTACACATTTACCTTCTCAGGTGAAGTTAGCGGAGCCTTTGATCCAGGGTATGGCACAGGTGGTAACCCATTATATGTTTCAACCCCAATAAATAATTGGAACAATATAGGAGCTACTTCTCTCTCTAATGTGCACTTAGGAGTAGCTACAAATGGAAACATACAGCATAACACATCAACATTAGGAGTACTATCAGCTGATAAGAATACACAACGTAGTATTGGAGAGGTACCTTCTATAGACGACATAGGTTTTATCTCTAGTTCATATAGTTTTAATCTTAATAGTAACGTAGATAACACACAACTAACACAAAATCAACAACAAGCTTTAAACTACAATCTTAATTTTAATCTAAGAGCAAACCACGGCAGCAAGTACTCAACAACTTTAAACGAAACTAGTGCTACACAGTTATTTTACGATAACACACTATTTGGTCAAAGTAAGACAACGCTTATGGCTATTTACAGCAGAGCACAGGGATACGATGCAAGTAGCTTAACAGGTACATCAGAAAATTTCTCTGGAGAAGATCATAGAATAAAAGTTAATAATAACGTACTAACCTTTGCAGGAGAATCATTCACTACTAATACATACGACATAACTAATGTCTTAGGGAACCTGGACTTACAGGTGAAACCGGGATACTTAGTAGATCCAGGAGGTAGCTATAGATACTGGTATGACTCGGGATTTGGAACAGCAACATATAAGTACTATATACGTAAGTTTAGAATTAGCGGAGCTAAAACATCTATGACTGTTAATGTAGAAAAAACATTAAATAATTGGGATTCCTCATCAAATGGATATGCTGCTGTTATTTTATTTAAATCAAGTGGAGATAGTAGTGGGATAAGTAATAGTTTATCAACCGCAAGGATTTATGATCCTAGTGAATTAAATTCTAACTCAATAGAAACAGGAATAACATCAGATAACTTTAAAAATCCATTTTCAGACAATTTAGACTTATATGGGAATATAGGAGGAACAGTTAGCTCTACAACATACACCATGCCTTTAAGAAACGCAGACGGTATGTATTTAGATAATGACGACAATGAATTCTACCTAATTATAAGATATAAAGGAGATCCATCTCCTATAACAGATATAAACATTACTACATCATAATGGGATTTATAGATAACACAAAAAAAGCACTAAGGCTACTACTAGGAAGAAGATTCACTAGTGATGACTTATCTATGCAACAAGAAGCATTTACTTCTACGTTGGATATATCAAGTGCTGATGTATACACTGAAGATCATTTAGTTCCTTCCTCTAACATACCATTTAGTGGAAGCAGTCAAAACGGCAATACAGAAGCAAGCGCTATTAAGTATTGGTTTAGACAGAGAATGACAAAATCAAATCTAGATACAGACGTATGGTTCTTTCTAACACCTACAGGTAGTGATTCAGGTGTAACTCCTCAAATTATTAATGCTAACCAAAAAACAGATTTCATATCAAGTAAATACTCAACACCGGAATTAACCAATGCTGGAACAGAAGACGTAACTCCCGGGTACAATGTAGTTGTTTATAAATCTACGTCCACTAGTAGCGGCAGTTTTGTTGGCAGTGATAAAGTATCTATTAATGATTATCAATTTGATTATAAAACAGGTGTTTTACAGTTTGATCAAAATAAACCATCCTCAAATCAGAAAGTATATATAACAGTCTACCAGTACATTGGTAAAACTCTAGCAACTGACCCTAATATAGGAATATTTACACAAACGGGTTCTTTCTATTCTACTGAAAATAATTTAAAAGTTACCGGTTCATTTGATATTTCGTTAGACGGAATAGATGATAAATTTACAGTATCATCAGGCGGTAATTTAAAATTTGAATTCAATGAAGAAGGGACTGTGAAGTTTACTCCACAGGTAACAGCACCAACGGCAGTAAGCGGTGGAATGTTTTATAGCGGATCAGATGACTACTTCTTAGGATTTGATAATTAACTGATATTTATAATATATAAAAACATACGATACCCATGGCAAATTGGAAAAAAATAATAGTTAGTGGATCTAATGCTCATTTAGCAGCAATAAAATCCTCTACACTGACTAATGATGAGATACTTATAGCAGGTACAGACGGTCTGATAGAAAACAGTGGAATAAGTTTCAACGGAACTCTTCTTAACATAGGAGCTTCATCAATTACTTCTACTGGTGCAGCTTCTGTACTTACAGGTTCTTTCACAGGTTCTTTTGCTGGAGATGGTTCAGGATTAACTGGATTGCCAACCGCTTTAGCATTTGCAGATACAGATTCAGGAACTGATACCTTAAATCTATTAGGCGATACATTAACCTTTGCCGGTGGTACAGGTATAACTTCCGTAGTTACAAACAACCAAGTATCCTTCGGAGTAGATAATGGTGGTATTACAGAAACACAACTAAACACCTCAGTTGCAGGCACAGGTTTATCAGGAGGTGGTGGAACAGCTCTATCAGTAGACTATGGATCAGGCGCTGGAACAGCAGTACAGGGTAATGTTAACTTTTCTTTAAGTGGTACATCAGGAGAGATTGGGGTAACAGGAACAACAGCTCAAGCATTAGGAAGTGGACCTTCATATACATTAACTTTACCAGATACTATATCAGGTAATAGAACATTTTCCGGAACAGTTAACGTAGGTACAGATTTAGTAGTAACTGGAGATTTAACAATCAACGGAACAACAACAACACTAAACACTTCTAACCTATTAGTAGAAGATAGATTTATATTACTTAATTCTGGATCTGCCAATCCTGACGAAGGTGGTTTAATAATAGACGAAGGAACTGGAACAGGTCATGCATTTATATATGACGCTGGAGATACTAGATGGGGTTTTAACGCATCTGTAGCACAAGACGCAACTACTGCTAATACAACAGCATATGCAGCAGCTATAGTAGACTTAGATAACACTGCTCATTCTACTGCATACGGGACAACCCCAGCTGAATATGATAAAAGAGGTAACATTAAGATAGATACTTCTGACGATATTTGGATTTACGCATAAAATTTCGTACATTGGTTATATGGGAATACTTACAAAACAAAAGTTGAAAGCTGTAGAAGGCTTAACTAAAGAAGATTTAGAATTTGTGCTAACAAAATTACGATCAGCAAATTACTCTGGTCATGAATTTGAACACTTTTATAAAGTGTGGACGTTATTGACAAACCATCTGAAAACTATTAAAAAATAACATCGGAGCCTTACGGGCTCCTTTGCTATTTATAAGTATATTATTGGCCCGTAAGGGAAGTGGACAGGCAATCCTGTAACCAACCATAATTAAGAAGATATGCCAAATTGGAAAAAACTAATAGTTAGCGGCTCTGACGCTACACTTAATGCACTAAATGTTACAACTAGTATAACTGGTTCTGATGTAAAAATCGACGATTGGGGATCAATTTCTGCAT